ACGGCATTGCAGACTTGACTAGGGAGTGTCAACGCCTAAGGGCGTCGACAGCCTTACTCTCGTCTGAATACCAACAAGGTAGTAAAGTGTAGATCTTTAAACGTTTTAGGACTTGTTGACCTAGACGTTTGTGATCGAACACTTGGACCAGGGAGTCCAACCGGGTGCTTAAGTCAAGTACAGACTCATATCCTCTCGAGGGAACTTCGTGACTTAAAATCTCGACCAGTAATGGTCAAGATTTCATAGTTTCGAAGACTCCCGCGATTGGAAATGGTGACACTTCTACTCCTTTGGAGAATCATCTCTTGGCAAACTCAAAACTATCTTCGGATATATGAGTTTTAACCTCAGAGATTTCAACTCCTAATGAGTGGATGATGTCTCTGTAATGACAAGCTACCTCATCGTGATGTATCACTATATCGTCACCTAGTAGCATGTAACAGTGTTTTGTTTGCTTAGCCGTAAGGCCAGCTCTCAAACCTGCGACATGTACTACCATGTGATGACATAGAGCAAATAATGCTCAAGAAGAGTACGCTCCCATCGGTTGACCACAAGAATACTTGTATGATCTTCCTTTGTGATAGAACTCTTCCGAAACCATTATTTGCCTTCAAGATTCTGCTACTTCCGGACTCGTAAGTAACGATAAGAGACGCTGTTGAATTTCAACAGGGAATCTATCTGTCGCTGCCGAGAGGTCGAAAGAATAGAATTTTGAAGATCTACTGAGGTCTTTTGCGAAACTAGAATTTAATCTAGTTTGATTAAAGGTACAATCTCCCGGAAGTCTTTTAAGCTGTTGATACAACTGCTTATGAAGAGTTCTTAAGGCCGACTGTGACCAGTAGTCAAGTATCGCAAAGATTCTGCTCTTGGTCTCTTTGTCTTCCTTAACCGAAAGCTTTCTTAGTCTCTTAAAAGAGACTTTGAAGTAGCTTAAGGTCAGTTGATAAAGAGGCGTCGATATGACGTTTAACAACCGTCATATAGGAGCGTCCGCAGGATAAAAGGTTCGAAGACTTTCCAATATTGGTGAGTCTTTGATTCCGATTAAATCTGCTAGCGCCCCTTGCAGTCCTGGCCCATTAGGACCAGCCTTAGTAGACCAATGATACTTCTCTCAGAGGTAGTCAAGCTTGGGTCTTCCTATCGACTTATGGAAGCTGACAATCTCGTAATCACTTATAGTTAGATGATTTCCGGTTGTCGGTTTCTCAATAGTCGAAAAGTCGACCGCTTTCCCACCGAGGAGGACTCTGGAGATCGATAACAATGTTAGCGATCAACGGATAGCCCACGGGTCTCCAATCTCGATAAGGTCACGCAACCCTCTTGGTAAAACAACAGGGAGGTGGACTTTGTCTTGACGGATTCCCGGAAGCGACAATCCTTCCCCAGCCAGATATTTAGTCACTGCTAGTCTCTGGAGTTTTATAACTCTAGCGACTTCTACTTTCCCTCGAGATTCTAATCTGACCCACTGCCCTCAAAATTTGGCAATGGATTCACTTAGAAGCTCATCGGGG